ACTGATCAAGTAAAAGCATGGCCTAATTTAAAGGGATGGCAAGGGCGAATGGCTGGCACTAACAGCACTACTATATTCAGCTATCGTGGAGGCTATAACTGCCGCCATCAGCTCTGGCCTGTAGCAAAGGAGCAATATGAGGCTGCAAAGGAGAAAGGGAGAACAGGGCTAAGGTAAGTGGTTCAAGGTGGTTCTGAAAGTGGTTCAAGGTTATTACAACCTGTAAGGATTATTTACAAGTTGCTCAGGCCAGCATTCTGCCGACTTAAAGATGACTACAATTTGAAGTCATGTGCTTACAAATTTCAACCTGTTCCATTTTGTCACGCTTTCACCCTAATTATTCTCCCTATAAGCTAATAGTAGGGAGATGGGCTTTAGATGCTTCTGCTCAATTACCTTTCGCAATCCATAGCCTAGGTTCTGCTCAGTCATGACTTCATCCATACTCTGCCTCCTGATGTAGCCTTGGATAATGACCTCGGCTGCTCCTTCCATTGCCAAGCACAGAATGTAGATGTGAGCATCTAACTTATCATTCATGTTAAAGACCAGCCTGCCTGTCTTATACTTTGTGGTCTTAACCTGAATGTTATAGTCACCCATCATGAGGTCTGTACCTCCATCACCCTCCAGACCGCAGCTCATGTCCATTGCTATTTTTAGAGCCTTACTTACTGCATACTCACCCATTACACCGAGCATGTCAATTGTCTCCCGGTCATTGCCCCATTGTTTAGTTGGGCGATTAGGATTGGCCTGATCCTTCAGGAAGTGTCTGCCTTTGGCAAGTACCAGGAGCAGCTCCATTTCTCGTGATGTGAATGTTATCTTCAACGATCATAAGGGATTACAAAAGTAATTCAATAATTAGGATATTTACCCTATGAAAAAGGCATCCAAAGAGTCATCAATTAAGATTAGCTTCGGTAAGAGGAGGGAAGGAAAGCACAGCAAGACCTCAGGCCCAAAGGCAGGCAATGTCAAGAAGTATAAAGGACAAGGACGATAATGGCAGACAAAAAGTTTAAGACCAAAGTAAATGGCAAGACAGTCAGCTTCGGGGCAAAGGGCTACTCCATCGCTCCTGGCACTGCTAAGGGAGATGCTTACTGCGCTCGTTCATCGGGCATTAAGAAGTGCGCAAAGCCACCATGTGCCAATGACTTGAGCAGGAAGGCTTGGGGCTGTGTTGGTAAAAAGTCGGTGAAAAGTGCAGCTAAAAAATTCACTCGCATCAAGTAACTTTACAGCATGCAATTTCCGCTTAAGCACTTTAAGTTATCAGAGTTTGATTCACCTGATGCTCCGGGTTCAGGGGCTAAGATGCAGCCTAAGTTCATGCAGATGCTGGACAATGCCAGAGCCATTGCAGGAGTGCCTTTTAAAATTAATTCAGGCTACCGGACAGAGGCTCATAATTCTAAATTAAAGGGAGCAGTTAAGGGAAGTAGCCATTGTCAGGGATGGGCAGCCGATATTCATTGCACAGATGGCGATAAGCGATTTGTGATTATTGACAGTCTGCTGAAGTCCGGTATAAATAGAATTGGAGTGAGCAGCACATTTATTCACGCTGATTGCGATCCAACCAAGCCTGCGAAGGTCATCTGGACATATTAATAATTATGACTCACGAATTAAGGGAGGAGCTGGTGAAATTTATCTATGATACTCCTGCCTACGGAGCTATCATACTTACTAAGATGGCTAACCCAGAGCCGCATTTTTACAACCCAGGAGAAGAATGGCTATACCATCATGGCTGGTCAATCATTTTAATTTATCGAATTTACCGGATGGCTCTAGACATGCACAAGGGCATGCTGGAGACTGTGCTATATTACGATGATAGTCAGAAGCTGGTAGACATGAATGGCTATCAGAAGCTATTTCAAAAATTCAAAAACTTATTTAGATGAAATTATCAAAGGAGTTCGCAGTTGTTCTGGTGGCTGTTGTCATCTACATCGGAGGCGATGTTTATGTTACTAATATGAACCACAAGAAGATTGACAATCTGATAGCCATAAATCAGGAGAGGCTGACCAATAGTAACATCCGGCAGAACAGGATGATTGAGTCTGTTGATAGCATGAAAATTCAAATCAAAGGACTAGGTAAGTCGGTTATCTATCTTGACTCATGCCAGCAGAACAAGACAATCAAGCAGGACAGGGCGGAGAGAAGAGGCAAGTTCGTGGGAGGGCTGTTAAAGAGCCTTATTCCCGGCATGTGAGTCATGCGCTGTTCAGTAAACGCATGCAGGTCTATGCCTACACCTGCACCTCTATTGTGCTTGTTGGCCTGCTTGGTGGAGTCGGTTGGCTCTATAAAATCCAAAAAGTAGAACAATCAGATTCTGTCCTGATGTTCATTTTGGGGCAGGTGCTAAGTGCATGGGTAGCCTTGACTAATAAGATATTCAGAATTACAGCACCTAATATTGGGAGTGCGGATAATCCTTAACTTTGTGATATGAATTGCCTGCAAGATTACATTGGATTAATAGGATGCACTGCTGATGCTCCTCTGTCTGGCCTCTACATCAACGATTATCCGGGCATGAGTTCGGAACTTCTTGATAAGATTGCCACTCCTGAGCAGGCCTCTTATGTTGGCATGTGGAACTCAGCTCAATCTGTGAGCTATGTTCGCATGAAGCGTGATGTGCAGGCTGCACTCTTTACTTCAGCAGAGGCTCAGCTAGATCAAGTGCTTTTCCAGACTCGCAAGCAATTCGTGCAGCAATGGCAGCAGGTTCAGGTTGTTCCTGAAGAGGCTATCCTGAAAGGGGCTTTTGTGAGCATTCAGGGCAGCAAGTATTTGGCTTTAAGAGTAAAGCAAATCTACATCTACAATGCCGGGCCTGCTGTGGCTGGTATTCCTTGGTATGTCTTTCAGACTCAAGATGGAAAGATACTTGACCAGGGAACTGCTGATCTGGTTGAGGGCATGAACTATGTGCCTATCAATGCGGAGTTCTACTCAGACTTCGATAAGATCAATATCATGGTTGCAGTTGATTGCACACTTGTGCCAACCACTACAGGCATGTTCACGGACTGGGGCTGGAATCAAATGGACATTGAGTGTGCCACTAGATTCACCTACCTATGGCGCAATGGCTGGACTATCTTTCCGGTTACTGCTCCTCTGGACTATGGGTTCGGAAGTAGCTGGTCTCAGAACAGCAGCCAGTCAGGAATATACATAGATGCTCAGCTTGTCTGCTCACTTGATTCATTCATCTGCCAACAGAGGGAGTTTTTAGTAGATGCCTGGGCGAACTTGCTATGCTACCAGATATTATGGCAGAAGGTAGCCAGCCCCAGAGCCAACTACTTCAGTCAAGGCAACCGTGAGTTTACCGAGAGAGCAATGGCTACCTTCTTGGATGGCTATCAGCAGAGCCTAGCAATCTGGGCAAGGCAGCTGAACCTGAGAGGTGAGGGCTTATGCTTCAACTGTGATAATGCTGGCCTGATTCAGCAGGGATTTGTCAGGCCTTAGCCTGCATTAATCAACGGTAATTATATGCGTTAGGGTATAATTTGTGCAATTATGGTCAAATTATATCCGAAAAGGTATAATACCATAAGGTACACCTCGCTGAAATCAACGATGTGTTAAGCCACTAGAATTTCGGCAGCTTCTCTATCTCCCTTGTTAAGTACCACTGGGCTTTCTTTAGGTCATCAATCCTGCTTCCCTTCTTGCCTGCCCTGGATATGTATTTAATTACATTGCCCAGGTTAAACCCAAGCTCCCAAGCCTCAATGACCTTGATTGCCTCATAGGTGTTGTCAGAGCCTCCGTAATGTTGAGGGTGATTGATAGCATCGTGATTCTGTTTCATCTGCTCAATATGTTTATGAAGAGGCTTCTCATAATGCGGTTCATCCCAATAGTCCAGCATGTTCACGGATAATAATAGATAGGTTTTGGATGATTGTTTTCTGACATGGTTCTGCCACTTAGCTCATCTATGTCACGGTAAAGGCCTCCGTTAAAGTACCATCCAGCATGCCTTGGCTTTGATCTCATGTTGATGAGTTCGGCCTTAATCAGGATGTCATTGACATCAACCTTGCCCTCATTCTGAATGATGAAAGCAATGAGTTCTTCAATGGGTGATTGCTCGGTCATGGCAGAGGTAGATGTAGGCCTGTTGTGTCTTGATATGCTTCCAGGTATCCCTGCCAAAAGCCATCAACATAGATTTCCTTTTCGTAGTGCTGTGGCCCATAGCTCTCCTTTATGTCATCAAGATCGCAACCATCAATGAATGATTGCTCTCCCTTGCCTCTGATGGCCTTGAGATTAATCTTATTAATTATCTGGGTGAGTCCATCATCTGTTACATAGTCATGGATTTGGTCAGCCAAATAATCAAAGTTGATTACCATCTTATCCTGGTTTTTATTATAGAAGAACTCAATGTTCTCCTTTAAAATCTTAATAAGCTCTTGTTTTAAGTTATTCATTTTTTTGCGAAAAGTATTTAAAAATGCTACCTATTGCAATCATTTACGCTCAATGCCAAGGAGTGAAAGGACAAGTAACCAGATAGCCAACAAGAATGCAGAGAACTTCTGCCAGCCTTTCTTACCTTCGACTGCATCAGTCTCTCGAAGCTCAAGGTCAGCAATGCGTTTCTTCTGCAATCTCAGCTGATCCTCTAAGCTATACTTCTTCTTGAGTATAGCAGTCTGCTCATCCTGGAGTGCTATGATCTCTCGCTCCAGCTTCTCAATTAGCTTCTGGTTCATTTATCAATCTGTCAATTATGTGTTTGATATAGTGTAAAGCAGCCAGCCCTCCGGCAAAGTAATATCTGGTCTTTAGACTATTTGACTGCTGATCTGCCAGCCATTGCTTGGTCTTAATTTCCTTCATTAGAATCACTCTGAGCTGCTCAAGCTGTGTCATATTACTAGCCTGTCTATGTTGATGTCATAGGCTTCCAGAGATTCATTCCAGGCATTCCAGAGATGCTCCTCATTAATGTACTTGCCATCCTCTGAGGTGTCCACCAGCCTGCGGATTTTATTGCTGAAATCAAAGATGAACAAAGCCATGTCTAGGCTTTTTATGCACCTCTTGTGATTCAGTTCATCATCTGTATTATCAAGGTTAAAAATCAATGTTGCTTTCATTTTGACTGAAGTTTCTTGGTTGTATTTACATCGCCAATGTGCTTGATAAAGCCTCTGCAAAGTGTAGCTGCTTTAAAGCCTAGCTTCCGGTAGTGAGCATTGAATGCTAATTCAGTTGCATAGTGGTCATTGGTATTCCACTCGCAGAAATTTGAGAAAGGCCCAGCAGCAATATAATCTGAGAGCCTACGGAGACCCGGATTCCAGGTCATGCCATGCCAGGTTTGATTGTGACTTCTAAAATTACCCGCCATCTCCTGAAACCTAACATTATTAAACGCTATCCTTGTGCCACTTAATACCGGATGGCCATTGCGATCAGATGGATGTCTGAGCCAGACAGTGTAGATGGTTCGGTCAAGTTGCAGCACAGCCTTAGAGTCATTAATAAAGCCCTCCTGATAAAACTCCCAGTCATCCTCGCAGTGAAATATGTAAGGAGTTTTTACCTTCTGATATAAAGTGTCTATGGCATGAACTTGGCCAGCATAAATACTCATTGACCATTCAGCCTCAATCTGCCAATGCCTTCTCAGGAATTGGTTAAGTTCAAAGGCTAACTCAGCAGGTATAAGTCCTGAGTCCTCATGGATCAGGAATGCAGCTGGTGGCTCACCATCCCAATAGGTAACTAGACTGCTGATGGTTTTCTCCAATAGGTCAAACCTGCCGCAGCTGGTCAGGCAGACTGTTATGTCTCTATCCATTTAAGTAAGCTATGAATTTGATAAATAGTAATCCTATAAGTATGGAATAAAGTATCCAGAACAGGCCTGTGAAAAGGCCATTCTTAATCTCTCTGTTCATTTCTCGGTTGAACATATTAAATGAAGTAAAGATTATCGGCTAAGATTAACTCAGTGCCTGCCTTAACCTCAAAAGAGTCATTGCCCCATGATTGAATCTGAAACAGATACTGCTCTTCTGTTATTTGAAGGCCATAGAAATTGAAGAATGCCCTCTCAGCCTTATGCGTGAAGTTCATGTAGTGCTGACCGTAAAGTTCATAGATGCAGAATCTGCCACCCATCAGAGAAGCACGGTGAACGACTTTAATGTCTCTCACCTTAATGTCCACCCACATCATGTTAAGTGAATCCATGCGCACAATTACATCGTTAAAATTCATGTTAAATTAATTGGTTAGATTTGTGATGCAATAAAGGCAAAGGAAAATTATCTGCAAAAATATTTTCAAAAATAAATTATGCCTGTCTATGACTCCACTTCTCAATTTCTGAAGCAACAGCTCAAGAACTTTAGAGAGGCCTCCAAAGCTGACAAGGTGCTTAGAGCAGCTGCTCTTTATGCTGCCCCAGCTGTAAGCGATAGAGTGCAGGATAGCGGAAGAAAGTCTGATGGTTCTGAGCTTCCTCCTTATGACTCAACCAGAGTTATTGGCAAGGGAAGCCCCATCAGCAGGAAGTTTGGGGAGATTGCTAGTAAGAAGCAGGTAAAAGCGAGAATGAAGGCCTTTGGCGATACAGATGAATTCTATGGCTATGCTGACTTCCGCAGATCATTAGGCCTTCAGACCGCCTATATGGATTTGACTTTGACCGGGGCAATGTGGGCAAGCTGGAGACCTGTGCCTATTTCTGACACAGCTTATGGCATAACATTCACAACAGCAGAGCAGGCTAAGATTGCAGGCTACCTGGAAGAGCGTTTTGGCCCTATATTTGAATTGAGCGATAAGGAGCTAGAGCAATCACTTAAAATAATCAATAGACTAGCCATTGAAATCCTGAGTAAATGAAAGTCACTAAGGTAACAGTTGAGAGCGCAATTAAAGACCTATGCCAAAATCTGGCAGATACATTCGTGGGAAATAAGATGCTCAACTATGGCGAAGCAGTAGAGAGCATTCTTGAAGGCAGTGCAGGCAACTATGTAACTAAGGATGGGAACAGTTACTGCGCAGTCAATGATACTTATTCTCTGGTGCTATTCTTTATTCGTGAGTCTGCCTCTGTTGAGGCCTCACCTGCCGGAGGCAGAGCCACAAGCCTGCTGAGGACAGTAAATTTTAAGCTCATTGCTAACTCAACTTTTGAGAATGCCGAGTTTGGCATTACATCTATTATCAATCGCACTAAAGGCATAACTTAT